ATATTCAACAGGAGTCTCTGTATAGTTTGCAGATATGTGTTGAATGATATTGGAACGTATTTCAGAAGGCTGTAGATTCATTTATTTATAGCCTCCAGCATATTGTTGTAGGATGTTTGCCAGTATCTGTATGGGCTAGATTTTCCCCAGCCTTCAAACTCTGCCTGTATGTTGTATTCAGTAGCGTTTACGAAGTATATTTTGTCCCAAGGATTTGCGGCCCTAACTTTGGCAATACCTCTTATATAGGTCTGTTTCCCATCCTCATCTTCGTAAGGATTCTCACCATCTGGGGCAGTATTAACACCAACCTCCGTATTTGCCATTAGGTTGCCTTCAAGCACAGGTGTATTACCGTTGGAGTTGTAATGCTTGGTGTCTTTCCAGTTGTTTGTCGGAGATGTTACTTCCTGTAAGAATTCGTCGCCAGCTTCAGTCTTAGCCTTCTTAACAAGCGTTTCAGCAGCGTTCTCAACCCAATCGTCTAAGTTATCCCACCCATTCATACACGCCTCACATAGATGTTGTAGAACACACCAGCATTATCTTCGTCATATTTAACGACACGCCATTGTCCGTCTAATACATCATTTTCTTCTGGAGTGAATGTGACATCATCTTGCAGGACAGTGAACTTGCGATCATCTAGTGTGAGGTTCATCTTATCCACTAGGCTAGACTTAATCTTACGGAACATTCCTTTGACAGATTCATCTAGGCCATTTGTCCCGCCTGTGTATGTCTCTGTAACAGGATCGAACACACCATCTGTAGCAGAACGCTCATATGTGACAGATGTTAGGTTTGAGCCAAACTCTCTCAGCCAAGCATTAGCCATTTCACGTTTGATATTCTCTCTAAACATATTCCCTCCTTAGCGTGGCCAGTATCGTTCTTCGTCTACTGGATATAGCTCAGGGGATTGTTTATCAAACTGTATACCACCTTTTGTGAAGGATGGTTTGACAGTGGATTGGTCATTACGTGTATTATCAAACTGTGCTCGGTCAATACCACCGAAGAAGATAGGCAGTACGCCAGATGATCTAGCAATGGTTGCTTGCTTGGACAGCTCTTCGTAGAGCATCTTGAACTGATTGGCCTTGTCGCGATATTCAATACGAACATCATCCACTTCAGCTACATCAGCTTTGTGTAGATATTGTGTCCACAAGGCTTGAGCCAAACACTTAGCTGCATCTAGGACACGATTGTTATTGGTGAGCAGTAGAGCTGAGATTGTTTCGTCTTGAAAATACGGAGCAGCCTCTGTCACATCTTGGATAAGGAATCTTACTTGAGACACCGTATCCGATAAATCTGGATTGAATGTAAAAGCCATGCAGCCTCCTAAAAGAATATGTCAGCGGGGTAATGTGAACGAGGATGTGTCGTTGCTGGATATTACGCCGGAAGAATTTGTTCCGTGTGGTATGGGGGAGGCTCCGGCTAAAGAAGCCTCTGGTTAGAGAGGCTTTTGGTTTTGTTACAAGTACCTTGTGCGAAGGGCTTGTGCTACACGCTCGTCTGTAACTAATTCAGAATCGGCAAGCATACACGCAAGCTCATGCTTTCGAGACTTCCAAGCTAAGTGAGCTTCTAGTTCGGTATCAAAGTAGCCAAGCGTTTCTTGCTTTTTAGTAAACGGATTACTGCAAGATGCTCTGAATTTATTGTAGCGACCATACCAACTGACACCAAGAAGATACTTACCTCTAAAATTAACTCTGTCTGTCGTGAACACATTTACAGTTGGGTGTATAAAAACACAAGTGTCTGGGCTATATATTTTATTGCCTGCTATCAACAAGTCTTTATCTAAATGTTGGCTTTCCCATACTTGTTGAGTCATCCACTCTTTAAAATTGGTGAACAGCAGCCAGTCATCGCACACACAACAACCTCGGTAAGTTGGGCGGGATCTCAATATCGCCTCAGAGTAACACCTCTTTAGCAAATTATCCCACCGAGAGTAGAATGGGCAAATCCATGTTGTCTTTTGCTTACCGTCTATTTTCTCAGTAGTGTGTACTACATAGCTTGCGTCATTAATACCTACACCATACAGTTTTCTCATATAGCCTCCTTGAATAAAAGGCTATTAAAACACACTTGCTAAAAGCCTGTCAAGACTTAATCCTAACAGGCTTTGGACAAGAATGCTTACGCAGTGATGCCGATTAGTGCAGCAACTTCGGTTGGGAATACCAGAGGAGCCATCTCAACAGACATCTCGATAAACTCATCCTTACCGTCATCCCACATGTGGCTGTACATTGGGTTTACAGCGTTAGGATTGTGAGTAGCAGAGAGCTTGCTAGATGGGCCGTAGTAGCCACGGAACAGTCCGTCTACACGAGGTACGATGAAGCCAGTACCATCTGCAACCAGAGCTTCAGTAGAACCAGTTGGTAGGCGGAAAGAACCGTCTAGGCTGATGATACGGAAGCCGTTGGTTACGAAGCTATCGGTGATATCATCACGCAGAGGATTAGTCTGGGCACTAAAATATTTATAGGCCTCCTTCATTGAACTGTGTGACACAAATGCGTCATACAGATCTGGAGCAAGGTACATATCAATGCCGTTCATAAAGCCACCGTTTTTCAGGTTAGCTCGAACAAGGCGTTTGATTTCACGTAGCTTGGAACCTAGGTCAGTGGTATCAGTAGCAACGTCCAGAGCTTTGGTATCGCGAACAATACCGAATTCAGCGAACATATCTGCATATACATCACCAGATGGGCTGATACACTTACCTTCAGCAACGGCCTTTAGCTTCATGTACTCCATAGTCTGATCGGCAGAACGGCGCATCTTCTCTAGCTTCTCTGCTACAGCGATGTCAACAGAACGCATACCGTCAGCAGTGCCGGGTTGACGAATGGATAGGATGTCTTCTTGAGAAACGCGGTCTGAGTGTTTGAAGTAGCCCAGAGGCAGTGCGCGGGTTTCAACAGTGTCATCCCGACCATAAGTGGAACCACGGCTACCACGTTCGCTAGAAGGAAGCAGAGTGGTCTGGGTTGCATTGATGTCGAAAAGAATGGCTGTCTGGGTGGTAGGACGCATGTCGAATAGACTATCATCAAAGATAGAATACTGACGATCAATCTGGTTGATCTCTTGTGTAAGATCAACGAGTTTATTAAAATCGCGAGGATCGTGAGTTACTGGCATTATTGTATCTCCTTAATAATTAAAATTAAACGCCTTGACGGACAACAATGCCCAGAGCTTCGATTTCAGAAATGGCAGCGGCTTGTTGTGTGGCGTCGTGTGCTACATCAAACACAAGGCCAGTGGTTGCTAGGATAGCTGGGCCACGAACAATTACAGCAACGTCAGTATCAGTGGTAGCTGTAACAGACTTGTTCTCAACAACAACAGCAGCAGCCACTTCAGAGCCATCAACTGCGTCTGGATCACGGGGTACATATTTACCAGTGGCTGTGACTTTGCCTAGTACAGAACCGTTAGAAAGTTCGGTAGCAGCGGCAACATTTACAGTTACCACTTCACGACAGTAACCGTGTTCTGGTGAGTATTCGTGCTTCAGTACATTACCGAGCAGTGGCTTACGGGTAGCAATTAGAGCCATGATTTATTTCCTCTTAAATATAAAATTACTTGGATGTTTTACGGGCTTTAACAGCCTTCATTACGCCGCTAATCTGTTCTTCTTCTGGCTCAAGATCGTGACCAACTTCACCAAGACCTTCTACGCCCTTAGCAATCTGAACAGCCTTTTCCAGCACAGACATAACGCCAGCCAGTTCTTCTTGTTCAGACATCTTCATCAGAGCTACGCCGAAGGATTCTTTATCCTCTACGCCTAGCACTTCAAAGTCAGCAGCTTTAGCCACAAATTCAGCTTTCTTGGCTTCAGCTTTTTCGGCCTCAAATGCTTGCAGGGATTTGGTCAGCTCTTCAATCTTGCTCTCTTTCTCAGCTACAGCCTTTTCGATCTCAGCTTGCTTTTCTTCGAGAGCTTTTTGAATAAGAGCCTCAACAGCACTCTTTTCAATCATTTCGCTCATTGTATTCTCCTGATTATCGGGGAGTGTTTTGTCGGCAACATTGCCTTTCTCAATATCGCTAACAGGATTGTCCCCGCCAGCATCTTTAGCCGCATACTTATCAATGTCTTTGATAGTTACGTTGCTAAAACTAGAGAGCTTCTGAACAGCTTCTGCCAGAATCTCTTTATCTTTTCCGTCAAGTGACATCAGGCCAGATTCTTTAGCCTTTTTCATCACAGTGACTTTATCTTCAAGAGGATGTTTCCACTCACACTGTTCTGATTCATATGAATCTGACTCAACCTCGTAACCAAGTAATTTGGCTAGGAATTCAGCATCATCCCACCACATATCAAAGAATCTTCGTAGGAACTCCTCCATTGAAAGCTCCAGTTTGACATCTGTGGCCTTGGTAATAAGTGTCTTGTACATATTGGCAGCTCCATTCTGTTCACGATGCACTAATGCTACATGTGCATTCGCTCCAGAGAAATCAAACTTGGTTAGTTTCTTTTTAGCCTTATCCATCTAGTGTCTCCACATTAGCCATACAGCCTACAGACAATCCGTTCCACTCTCCGTCCTTAACACCTTGCCAGAGAGCATCATCAGCAAACTTCCACGTCTGTAACCAACTACCTGCTGGTACATACTGACCCCCTAGCTCAATGTCTACAGGGATGATGTATGACTCAACAATCTTGGCTGTACCTTCGTCCACCATAACCAGATGACCTAGATTTGCTTTCATGCAATTCTCGTAGAAGTTGTAGCAAGCGTCTTCCACTGTCTCTCGGTCATAGAAGTCACCATGTGCATCAAAATCAGATGTGTCTGACATAGCTTTGAGCACAACAAATGTAGCCATACGTTTTTCTGTATTGACTGCCTTCACAACTTCAACTTGCTTAGTGTCACCAAAGTGTTTCTCAAGGAATTCGGAGAAGGCTTTAATTATGTTATCTTTATCAATCATTATGCGTCCCCTTGATACGTACCTTCCAGAGCTTTCATCAGATTGTCCACTAGGGCATCATCCTGTTCAACCAACTCCTGTGGAGATGCTGTTGCAGCCTCTTCGTTAGCATTCTTAGTCATACCAATACGCTGAGAGATAGCTTGGTGTACGTTCACAGGTGTGTCTAGGAATGTACTGCTATCATCACGCTCTGGTAGATCAGCTCGCTTACGAATGGCATTCTCAAGATGCTTGTCAGCAGTCAGGTACGAACCTACGTTCTGGAGGAAGCCGCCAAGATCAGCCAGACTTGCAGCACCAATTGGCTTATGAACCAGCTTACATGTCTGTGTATCATCCCAGCCATTCATTCGGTACAATGTCGGGATAGCTTTACGGTTAAACTGTTCAGCAATGATTTCCAGATAGGCTTCTAAGGTCTGAATGAATGTGCCAATCTTGTTATCGGACAATGCAAACGAACCGCTTGAGCTACTCCCCATCAGAATGAAGTCTGACAACATACTTTGTGCAATACGATAATCGTAACGCTCAATCACCTTTGACGTATCAATAGAACGTGTACCACGGCTTGCAACTAGATCGAAGTTGAACAACTCTTTATTGGATGTCTCGTCCGTATCACTTGGCAAGAACAAGCAAGCCTGTTCATTATTACGTACATTAGTACCAATACGAATGAAGTCTTGAAACACTTTATAACGGTCTGGATCTTCTTGAGGATCAGCCATGAAGTATTCCATTGGGATACGGAATACAGGCAGACCATTCATTTCACGCTCAATACCAACTGCTTCGTAATACTCTAGCTTGGTTTTCTTGTCCCAAGCGTAGTAGGCATTCTTTAGAATAGAACGTCCGAGAGGATTG